AGCCGTCTATGTCCGGCGGCGCTCTTCGTGTACTCCGTTACATGCGGTTTGTTATGCGGCCATGTGCAAGTACGGCAGACCTCAAGCCATGGCGCTTTTCCCGTCTCGTCAAGATGCACGTCCCGCCATTGCAGCCCGAGCGCCTCCTCGCGCCGCAGTCCGCAGAACAGGCAGAGCATGACAAAGATGTATATCTGCTCACCCTTGAGTGCAGCGACGACCGTCTGCTGCTGTTCTCGCGTCAGAGCCTTTTTCCTCGGCGGCTTTCGCCCCTGCGCTTCAAGGTTCTTACATGGGTTCTTGCGTATCTTGTCCGCGTCGACGGCAGCCTCGAAAATATTCTGCATCGTCGATATGATCTTCTTCTGCGTTTCTATTGCAAGTCCCTTTTCGACCGCAGCCGAGATCACTTTCTTTGCATCGTCCGAGGTGACGGCCGACAGCTCCATCCCCCCGATGACGGGACAGATGTGATTATTTATAACATTCTGATAGCCCTTGCGGGTGCGCTCCGCAACGCCTCCGGTGTTGAGCCGATACCAAGTCTGCGCGTACTGGTAGACATACAGTTTACCGTCCGCGTTGCCGGTGTCGTACTCAGCCTTGATAGCTGCAAGCTCGGCCTCCTTTACGGCGACCTTTTCCCGAAGTACCGGCTTTGTCTTTCCCCAGACTGTCACGCTCCAGCGACCGGTGATTGGGTGCTTGAGCACCTTTTTATAAGCTTTTCGATTGTCGTCCCAGTGGAACTCCGGGCGATTATTCTTCGGCAATATTCTTTCACTCCCTACGTAAAAATACGTAAGTTTTGCTTGACATACGTAGCATTACGTGTTATAATACAATCACAGAGGATAAGAAAGGACGTGAGCACATAAAATACAGCGAGTTGGAACGAGAGCTAAAAAAGGCCGGGTGCTACATCCTGAAAGAAGGCAGCAACCATTCAATATGGTTCAGCCCAGTGAGCGGCCAGAAGTTCACAGTACCCCGGCACAAGACACAGGACGTCCCCAAAGGGACGCTGAAATCAATCAGGACGGCTGCGGGGCTTCAATAAAGCCCCATAGCCATCAAAGAAAGGAGACCAAACACATGGCGAAATATGTTTACCCTGCAATATTTACGCAGGAAGATGAGGGCGGATTCTCTATCCGGTTCCCTGACATTCCCGGGTGCTATACATCGGCCGAGACTATCGACGAGGGTATCTCAATGGCGAACGACGCGCTTTGCCTTATGCTTTACGACATGGAAGAAAACGGCGAAACTCCGCCCGTGCCCTCCAAGATCACCAATGTAGCCGTCGGCAACTGCGAATTTGCAACGCTCATCGCCTGCGACACCATCGAGTACCGCAAGTTTTATGATAACCGAGCCGTAAAGAAAACACTCAGCATCCCATCGTGGCTCAATACGATGGCAGAACGCGAGAACATCAACTTTTCCGCAGTCCTCCAGCAGGCGCTGAAAGCCGAACTGAAACTCTAAAAATGTGCCCTAATCGGGCACAGGCTGTATCACTCTTTAACTTCTTCCGGGGCTATGCTATATTCAAGGCTCAGCACGGCACGGTAACGACGCTTGCCCCGTCCGTTGGGCGTATCGGCAATAAAATCGCTCACATCCAAGCTTGCGGAGGATATCCGGTCGATGAAGCTCATTACTTCCGGCACGGTGTCCTTGGCGATATTTCCAATGCACATGTCATCGACAATGACATGGATTGCGGGCTCGCCGTTATACTCGTAATCCTCAAGCGAGATCTGCTTATATCCGTTAATGAGGATCTCTTCGAGGCACTGCTGCCGCTTGGTGCCATCCTCGTTATCGAAGGTCACGCCGACGACGCTCGTCGTCAGGGTGGCGTGAGTGCGCTTCCATTCCTCGCGAGCCTGCTGCTCGGCGATACGGGCATGCAGCCGGTCAATTGCTTCCTGCTGCTTTTTAAGCCGCTCGGCCTCGGCGCGCTCCTGTTCCTCAAGCCTGCGCTGTTCGGCAGCTTCGGCATCAAGCTGCGCCGCCTGTATAAGAGCGGTCGCCGCGCGGTGATAACGCAGACAATAACGAACGCTGAAGAATATCATAGCCGCGCACAATGCACAGCTATACAGAAAACGCGGGAACTCCCCGGATATGTACGCAGCGAAAATGTTCATAGCGAAACCGGCAGCGAGGCAGATGCGCCACATCATCCCCCACAGGGTATACGGATTGCGATACACCGGCTGGGGAGCTGCTGGAGCTTGGGGTGCCGAGGCTCGGGGCGCTGATTTTGAAGCACCTCCCGTCCGGAAATAAACCCGGCCAAGCTTGCCGAGACGGAGCGAAAAGCCAGACAGTTTCATCCTCGTCGCCTCCTGATGATAAGATCGCCGGTGCCCGAATCGGGCACCGGCGTGAATTTATTTTCCCCGCCGCTCTTTGCGGCTGATGACAAAAAAGTACACCGTCGCGGCGACGCCGGCCGTCAGCGCGACGATCACGACCGCTCCGACTAAGGACGGGGCGCCCCGCCACAGGCCGAAGCCGGGGTCTATGATATCAAGTCTCAAATACGGGATAAGCGCGATAATCGCCATCGCTGCGACGAAGGTAAGACAGTAGATCAGCCTGTCCTTTGCCCGCAGAGCCCGCCGGTGCTGCTCATATGAGCGTTCCAGCAGCTCATTTTCCCGTTTGACCGCCGCATTATCGTGCTCAAGCACCTCTATGCGGTGCTCATTCTCCGGAGTCTTATACGGAATTTCAATGCCGAAATACTCGTCCAGCGACACGTTGAAGACCCGGCAGATCGGGCCGACCGTGTACACCGACGGGTCCTTTGACGCCTTCGCGAAGAATCCGTTAACCGTCGCTTCCGGTACTCCGGACAGCTCCGCGATGCGTCTGCTTGAATTGTTTCCCTTGTTTGCCCTGCACAGATCTTTTAACAGCGGCTTTTCCGCCATTTCCTCGCCCCCCAAACTCGTTATATCCTGATTAAGGCAGCAGATACCCGAGCTTCGCGGCCATTTGACCGTGTTTGCGCATAGACATAACCGATGATATTATGATAATGTCTAAGCGTAGCAGATAGACCACAACACCGGATACCTGCTAAAGCTTCGGCCGAGGCGGCAACCAGGGCCGGAGCAATTCTACAATGAAAGGGGGCGCAAAGCCGGCAGCCCTGCGGTGTATCCTGTGCGCCGCAAAAAATTTTTAAGGAGGCTCACGCCGTGGAGGAAATGAAACGCAGAGAAAAAATCGAACGAATTATCACAAAGCTGAAGCTCCTGCCGCCGGACGATAGGGAGAGAGCGCTCACTCTCCTTGAGTTTTTAGCAGAAGATCAACGTAGTCTTCCATGCGCTGGAGGTTCTCGTCGCTGAGCCTTGATAGCTTCCTGGAAAGCTCGTCGTCTTTGACGACGGGCTTTCCTTTATTCCCGAGCAGTTCGTCGATGGAGCAGTTGAAGATATCGGACATTTTCTTTAACGCCTCAAAATCTGGTTCAGAATATCCGGTTTCCCAGTTGCTAATAGTGGTCTGCCCGACATGGAGAATATCAGCAAGCTCTGATTGTTTCAACTTTGAAGAAATTCGAGCTTTTTTTATGTTATTCATAACGGTATCACATCCGAAAATAAATTACCATATAATATCAAAGAAATCTACTTAAAACCAAAAATCTCAATATTGCCTATTGACATAGCGATAATCTTGAGGTATAGTTCAATCAAGATATTTGAGATATCAAGATATCCGTTATAAATTTTATCAACAGGAGGGACAAAATGCAAAGCATGCTAAATAAGTACGTTATCGTTCGTGGCGGTCGCTCAGGTGTTTTCGCCGGCACGCTCATAGCAAAAGAAGGCTCGGAAGTGGAGCTTTCTGACTGCCGCAGGCTCTGGTATTGGGACGGCGCGGCCAGCATATCCCAGCTTGCGGTAGATGGCACGGCCCAGCCGGGCGAGTGCAAATTCACGATCACGGTACCAAGCATCTGTATAACGGATGTGATAGAGATCATCCCTTGCACCGAGAAGGCCGAGGCTTCTATTAAGGCGGTGCCGGAATGGAAGATGTAAAAATCCGGAGTTTTCTAAATGTTAGCTCCGGCAACGGCTACGGCTCCGGCAACGGCTACGGCTCCGGCTCCGGCTCCGGCTCCGGCTCCGGCGACGGCTCCGGCTACGGCAACGGCTACGGCAACGGCTACGGCTACGGCAACGGCTCCGGTATAAAGAAAATTAAAAATATGAATATCTATATGATCGACGGAGTAGCGACGATTATAACCCAGTTGAGAGCTAACGTTGCGAAAGGCCTGATCGTAAAGAGCGATTTAACCGAGGAGCCGACTTTCGTAGTGAAGATAGGAAACTCATTTGCTCACGGCGCGACGCCTCACAAAGCTCGCGAAGAGGCGATCTCGAAGGAATTTGAGGACATGCCGGAAGAGGCCCGCCTTGAGGCTTTTCGAGAAGAGTTCGCCCCCGGTGAAAAGCGCACGGTACTGGATTATTATGAATGGCATCACCGACTTACTGGAAGCTGCACGCAGGGACGAGATGCTTTTGCGGCCGAACATCAGTTGAAAATGGGAGATCTCCTAACGCCGGAAGAATTTATCACCCTCACCGAGGACGCTTACGGGGGGAATATCATACGCAAACTCAAAATCTGGTATATCCCATCACATTAATAATATTCTCTTCTCTCTTCCTTTCTATTTACTCCCCGCGGTTTCTCTCTCTTCTTTTCCGCGGGGAGAGCGTAATGCAGCCGACGCCGGTCACAAGCCCGGGTATGATGCAGAGTGAGTCGGACGAAATGAGGTGATACCATGGATAGATTGAGGCAGCTCCGCGAGGCGGCCGGGCTGACACAGATACAGCTCGCGCTTCGAGTGGGAGTTACGCAAGGGACTATCGCTAACTGGGAACGCGGGGCGCGGCTTCCTCAGCTCGAAAACCTTGTGAGGATCTCAAACATCCTCGGCTGCGGCATAGATGAGCTGCTCGGCCTCGGGGCCGAGCCGGAGCCTGCGCCGGGGCCTGAATATACAATAACAGCTGAGGAGGGGCGTATCAATGGATAAGAAATCCCGGAATATCTATAAAAACGCGCGGCAGACTGCCGGGCTGACACAGGAACGCTGGGCGGAGCTGCTGGGAATATCGACGGACAGCGTCCGCCGGTATGAGTCCGGGCAAATGCTGCCCGGGGACGACATCGTCCTCAGTATGGCGGAGACGACGGGGATACTCGTGCTGCCGCTGTGGCACCTTCGCGCGAAGAGCGCGATAGCGCAGGATCTGATACCCGATGTGCCGGATGTCCCCCTGCCGCAGGCGGTGCTGAAGCTGCTCACGGCGGTGAAGGCCGTCGGCACGAGCGTGGACGAGCTGATAAGCATAGCCTCGGACGGGATCGTAGACAAGCGCGAGGCGAGCATTTTTGAGGAGATCGCCGATGATCTCGACGAAATCATCGAGGCGGCGATCGCCGTGAAGTGCGCGGGAGGGACAAGGCATGAAGAGTAACCGCTGCGCCGGGCGCTTCCCCGGCTACTCCGGTAAGAAGCTTTTTGAGGTTGAGCACCGGCAGTTCGGCAGCGTAGTCGTGGCCGCGCCCGACGAAAACGCCGCGGTGCTGGCCGCGGCGAAGGTATGGAAAACGGCGTGGGTAGCGCCGGAGTTCTATGCGTATGCCTCCGCCCGGTATGTGGGGAGGCTCGAAAAGAATGCCGATGAGTGAGCTGATGGAAACGGTAGAGGCCGCGCTGAAGCTCGGCCTGATCGGCATGCTGCTGAGCGCGGTAGGGATGGCGCTGTACTGGAGGGATCGCTGATGGATGGGAAGTTCATAAGTAAGGGCGAAGCCGCCGAGATCCTCGGCCTCTCCACGTCCACGATCGAGCGAATAATCCTCGACGGGGAGCTGCCTGTGTACAAATTCCGCGGGCAGTGCCGGATAAACCGCGACGATCTCGATACATACATCTCGCGCTGCCGCCGCCATCCGGCCGCGACGGTCCCCGCCGCCCGGACGAGGACGCCGGCCGCGCGCCGCGGCTCCAGGCTCGTCAGCTGCGAGTACTACCCCGGCATGAAGGTTGTTTAACGGGCGCGGAGCGCCTGAAAATAAAATAAAAAGGAGTGATAGCGATGATCAAATGCGAAGGGCCGAATACTGTGATAAAGGGGAACCGCTGGACTATCCTCGCCGAGGCTAACGTGCTGCTTCAGAGAATGCTCGAGATAGGGGCGCTCACGCCGGAGGCTGTGCGATGGCTCGCAGAATGCTCGATAGCTCTGGTCGGCCTCGGCGACGATGCGGAGGATATGCACAAGCATAACGCGGCGTGCGCCGCCACAGCGGTGAAAACGGGGTTCGACGTGGGAGCATTTTTATGCTCAGACGCCAAGGTATGGAAGGCTGCGACGGCGAGCCGCGGCGCTACGCCCGATGAACCGAAGCCGGAGGCTGAGGCGAAAGACTCGAAGTCCCCGAGCGGCGAAGACTGGCTCCTGCGTATTTTCGAGCTGATCTTTGAGTAAAAAAATCCCGGGGGCGACAGCGACTCGCACCCCGGGGGCATGGCCGGATGACCATGAGAACGCGATTATTATATCACGGCTAAAATTGAAAAGCAAGAGGGAAGAAACATGAGCGCAGACGAATTTGAATTCTCCTCACAATGGGCAATACTGCCCGCGCGGGTGAGGTATGATCAGGATCTCCCGCCCAACGCGAAGCTGCTCTTCGCCGAGATCGCCGCGAAGACTAATACGATGGGGTTTTGCTGGGCGCACAATAAATGGTTTTCCGAGAAGCTCGCGCTGACCTGTGATCGCGTCAGCGCCCTCATTAAAACGCTGGAAGAGGCTGGATATATCATCGTCGACGTTGACCCCGCCCGCGAGAACGCCGAGCGGCGCCGGATATACATTGCCCCCGAGGCTTTCGTGGGGGGTATCGGTAAAAATGCCGATACCCCGTATCGGCAAAAATGCCGAGACGGTATCGGTAAAAATGCCGATACATTAAAATATAAAAATAAAAAGGGACTATATGCCTGCGGCGCTATAGAGATACCTCAGCCAAAGCATATGCAGCTCGCGGTATTCCAGGAGATCGGCCAGTACTGCGGCGATGACGGAGAATTGATGCTCGCCTATATGGGTTGGGCCGAAATGAGAAACAAGATACATAAGCCCATCGCCTCGATCGAAACCGTGACCCGCGCCAACCGCAAGCTGGAGAAATCCTCCGGAGGCCGGCGCGAATATAAGATCGGCATGCTGCACAAGGCGACGGATAGCAACTGGACGGGCCTGTTCCCCCTGAAGCCCGGGGACGAGGGCTATGAGAAACCCGAGGAGGATGAGAGGGAGGGGAAATACGAGCTATGGACGTGAACGCATTGAAGCTTTATGACGCGCAGGTAGCCGTAGTTGGCTCAATGCTAATCGATCCCCGCTGTATCGGGCCGGTGCTTGAAAAAGTGAGGGCGTCGGACTTCTCCTACGAGAACCTGCGGGCGCTCTTTGAGGGCATGCAGCGCCTGTTCTCCCGCGGGGAGCCTGTGGACCCTATCGTCCTCCAGCAGCTCGTCGGCGCGGAGTACGCCGACGTGATGGCGGACGTGATGAGGCGGACGCCGACGGCGGCGAACGTCGCCGCCTATTGCAACATCCTGAGGGATGAGAGCGATCTCGCAAGGCTGAAGGATCTTGCTGAGAAGATAAACTCGGCCTCTACCGTCGGCGAGGCGCGGAAGGCGCTGACCGGCTCGCTCGAATACGCCGCAGGGCGCACCGGCTGGGACCGCGAGGGCGTACACGACGCGCTGAACGATCTGCTCGACCGCCTCGGCGACCCGACCCCGCCGAAGTTTATCACCTGGGGCATTCCCGCGCTGGATAGTAACTTGCAGGTGAAGGCCGAGCGCGGGAGCTTCATAATTCTCGGCGCGGAGTCCTCCGTTGGCAAGACGGCGTTCGCCCTCCAGCTAGCGTTCAGCCTCGCGCTCTCCGGCCGGCGAGTAGGTTTTTACTCGCTGGAGACGGACAAGCAGACGGCCTATGATCGCGTTTTTGTGCAGCGGGCAAAAATCAAGCTCCGAGATCTTCGCGCGAAGCGGGTATCGGACGCCGATATTAAGAAGCTGATGGATATCGGAGAGTATTTGAGCTCTCGAAAAAATATCAAGCTCGATATTATCGAGTGCGGAGGTGCCTCCGCCGCGCAGATAAGAACGGACATCCTGATACATCGCTACGATGTAGTTCTCGTCGACTACGTTCAGCTGCTCACCGCCACCGGCGGGAACCGCGCCGAGATCGTGGCGAATATCTCTATGCAGCTGCGCACGATAGCTCAGCAGCTCGGATGTATCGTCATCGGCCTCAGCCAGCTTACACCGAAGAACGATGAAAAAAAATTCGCCCTCCGGGATAAGGAGGATCTCCGAGAGAGCCGCCAGCTCATCCACGACGCAGATGTTATCCTTGTGATGAGCCGGACTAATGCCGATGATCCCAATTTTCGCGAGCTGGTAATAGATAAAAACAAGGACGGCCCCCTCGGCCGTATCGCGCTTGACTTCCACCCCGAGTTCATGGAGTTCGTGCCGCACCGGCCATCCACGAGCGAGAGCTACGCCTCCGTCCGCAGGGCCTGCGCGAAGGCCGACCGGGAGAAGCGCGCCGAGGCGAAGAAGGCTCAAGTAACGTTTCGCGAGGTGACGGACGACGAGGATAACCCATGGCCGGCCGACGGGCCGAGCCGGGAACGGGATGAGGGGTGATACAGATGATAAAACTTGGCGCAAAGGTGACTTTTATCCCGGACGCATTCACCCGGATCGAAAACGCCGATATCCCGGTAGAGATCACCGGGCGGATCGTGTACATAAATCGCGAGCATAGATATTTTCGAGTGGAGGCCGAAGTCAACGGCTACTTGCTCCACGAGTGCTTTAAATTCTGAAAGAAAGGCAACCGGATGATATGAGAACTACAGCGATTTTGAACTTGAAGGGCGGGGTGGCGAAAACCACCACCGCGATAAACATGGCGGCGATCCTTGCGCAGGATCATAAAAAGAGGGTGCTGCTCATCGACGCCGACAGCCAGTGCAACAGCACGGACTTCTACGGCGGGGCGGTACCCGGACGCTGCACGATGTCCGATCTCCTTCGCAGGACGGACGTTAACAGCCCGATACTTGAGAGCAGCTTCCCGGGGGTGGATATCATCCCCGCGGACGACAGCCTGATGGATCTCGATTTGAGCAAGGTAGAAAATAAAACTGTCGACGTGCAGTGCCTCTCGAAGCTGCTCAAACGAGTGACCCGCTACGACTACGTCCTCATCGACTGCCCGCCGGCATTTAATGCGGCGACTGCCTCGGCGCTACTCGCCGCCGACGACGTAGTCATTCCGATAAAGCTTGATGCGTTCGCCATCCAGGGCATGGCCAACCTCATGCGGCAGGTAGAGAACATGAAGCGAGTCAATCCCCGGCTCCGCGTCGCGGGTATTCTCCCGGTTATGTGGTACCGCAGCGCGAAGGTCGCGGTCGCGGAGACCATGCTCCGAGAGTCTAAGCTCCACATTTTCAGCCACATCCGCCGCAGCCCGACGGTGGACGCGATGACTTATTCTCAAGTTCCTCTCTGCGCTGGAAGTCGGAATTCGGGCGCGGGACGGGATTACAAGGACTTCGTTGAAGAGTATCTGGGAGGTGAAGAGTAATGGCGTTCGATCTTCGCAGCGTTCTCGACGGCGTGTCCGACTTGGACACCGGGCGCGAGACTATTGAGTACATTGCCCTCGATAAAATTGATCCCGATCCAAATAACTTCTACAGTCTCTCCGGGCTGGACGAGCTGGCGGCGAGTATCGAAACCGTCGGCCTCCAGCAGCCCCTACGCGTGAGGGACGGCGAGGATGGCCATGTTGTGGTTATCTCCGGCCACCGTCGCCGCGCCGCCTGCAAGCTGATCGCCGACGGAGGCTCGGACATGTTTAAAAACGGCGTGCCGTGTATCCGGGAACTGCGCTCCGGCAGCTCCTCGCTTCAGGAGCTGAGACTAATCTACGCGAACAGCGCGACGCGCGTGCTGACTTCGGCGGAGATATCCCGGCAGGCCGAGCGCGTCGAGGCGCTGCTCTATCAACTCAAGGAGGAGGGGTACGAATTCCCCGGCCGAATGCGAGATCATGTAGCGCAGGCCTGCAATGTGAGCAAAACGAAGCTCGCCCGGCTGCATGCCATCCGCGAGAACCTCTGCGAGGGCTTTCTCGAACAGTTCGACGCCGGCATCCTCAGCGAGGCCGCGGCGTACGAGCTTCAAAAACTTCCCGCAGAGGCTCAGGAGGCCCTCGCCAACGAGACATGGCTGAAAAAGAAGCGGGGGATCAACTACAGCAATGCGCAGGTGGCTGCTCAGAAATTCGAGGGCTACGGTAAAAATAAGCTGACTTGCCCGGATAGCAGCCCCTGTCACCTCGATCCGCTCTCCCGCCTAAAGTATACAGCTTATGCCCAATATAGTTATTACTCCTGCTCCGGCGGCTGCTGCCTCAACTGCTACCGCCGCGACGATTGCAAATTCAAGTGCGATAACGCCGTCGCGAAGGATAAGGCCGACGCCGCCGAGCTTCGGGACGCCGCAGCTGCCTGCAAGCGCGAGGAGAAGCGGACTCAGGAAAAGAGAAAAAAAGATATTCAGGAGGAATGCAAGCGAATTCTACCGCTCATTGAAAAGGCAGGCCTGACGGATGGTGTTAAACTCTATCGGATGGCGTATGATTTCGAAACCGTTAAGGCCGTTCGGCAATTCGCAGAGGGCGACTTCGGCGACGGAACATTCTATTCGGATAGCGTGATTATCCCGTACGGTTCTGAGTACCTCGTGAAGCTTTGCCATCAACTGCACTGCTCCGCAGACTTCCTCCTCGGCCTGACGGACGATCCGACGCCGGCGCGTTAGTGGAGGGATATGATGGGAGATATTATTCACATTGAGGAATTAGGCCGGCGGACCTTATACCCATACGAGCGGAGTGAGCCGTGGACGGCCGGAGGGCATTATATTCATACTTGCGAGAGCTGCCATCATCCCATCTGTCCCCGCGCCGGTTTCCATTTTATCGCGTGTAAATCGCACACCTCATATAAAGGAGAATGAGAATGAAAATTTATAAAAATGGTGATCGCTGCCCGTGCTGCGGACAGCTGATCGAAGGTAAGTCTGAGGAATGGCTCAATGATTTTAGCATGTTAGTCCTTTTGCTCGGCTTGCCAGACGTTTGCCCTGGTGAGTCCGGGATAGACGTCACCTTTGCGCCGGATTGAGTCTTGCCGAGCGAATAAAGAAATGCTGAGACCAGCGCCCCGCGTGGCCAGAGTCCTTTTAAGGAGTTTTTATGGCTATGCAGAAAAAAATCATCACCGCGGGGCCACTGGTGATGGAGACTATATACCCGAGAGTTAAATCAAACGATAGCAGCCGCGCGCGGCAGGCGAAAAAGAAGGCCAGCTCCGAGGCGCAGGCGCGGATGAACCACATCTACAGCTGGCAGAAGCTTAAGCTGCTGCTGGCTGCAAACCTCGTCCGTGGCGATCTCGTGTTCACGCTGACTTTTTCGGATGAGCGGCTCCCGGCGACTCGCGAACAGGTCCGCCGGATAGTCGCCGGGTTTCGAGATAAGCTCAGCTCTGCGCGGCAGGCTCGCGGTAAACGCCTTGTGATGTTCTGGAGTATCGAACACCTGCACGGAGAAGGCCGCTGGCATATCCATTGTGCCGCCAATGCCACCGGAAACGATTATGAGGAGATATCTCGGCTATGGGGGCGCGGCAGCGTGGACTTCTCCCGGCTGCGCGTCGATCGAGAGAAAAACTACGAAACGCTCGCGCGATACATGGCGAAGGAGGAGCGTGATAAGCCGGGCTTGCGGGCGTGGTCGTATACGAGAAATGCGAAACGCCCTGAAGTCGAGAGCTTCCTCGTCCCCGACGATACTCAGCTCCGCCCGCCTAAGGACGCGATAGTTTTCCAATCTCACACCGATCGCAACGAGTTCGGCCGATGGGAGTTCGTTGAATACGCATTCCCCGATGCCCTCCGCGCGAAGCGAACCGCCGCGAGGAGACGGAAGGGCCGCATGAAGCCGAAGCGCAGCGTTTGACTTTTATATATTTTCTGCCTTGAAACATATATTATTATTAGTCAAAGGAGCTGAAAAGTATTGAAATCTCAAGGGAAATCTGATACAATAGCATTGCCGATAGAAAACGGCTGGGTGCTCTGCCCTACCTGCCGGAGGGCGGGTATCCGCTCGAAGCTCCTGCATCTTTCTCCGGCGGTCCGCGCCGAACACTTTCCGCTGTGGTGTAGGAAGTGCGGCGGGACTATCGAAGTGAACATCGAACGAGGCCAGTGCTCTCGAAGCCCGAGTCCATGAAACGCTTGCAAGCGTGTTGTGGAGTCGGGCTTTTTTATTTTCTCTCCCCGGAGGTGATAGCCCGTGGCGAGTAAACCGCTGAGACCGTGTAATCATCCGGGATGCGGTGTGCTGACGCGCGAGGGCTGGTGCGACAAGCACAAGCCCCGGCAGCAGCGCAAGGCGAGCGCAGCCTATCACGGCTGGTACATGCTGCCGATCTGGACAGACAGGCTCCGCCCTGCGCAGCTCCTGCGCGAGCCGTTCTGCCGTGTGTGCGCTCGGCTATATCCGCCAGGCGATCCGCGGCACCGCACACCGGCGACAGTCGTTGACCACATCGTCCCACACTGCGGCGACTGGGATGTGTTCACTGACGAGGGCAACTTGCAGAGTCTCTGCAAGCGCCATCACGACATAAAAACCGCGCAGGAACAGCGCGAAAAGCGACGCATTTGAGGCAAAGCCGGACGCTAAGCCTACGTCCGCGTTCAGGCGTCGCAGCCGTGCGGACGCGAGCGCATCGCCCGCGCGATTCAAACACGCCCCCACCCCGAGAAAGTTTTCGAGGGTGGCGCTCCTGACCGCCGGCCCCCTCGGGTGTGCGAAAAAGTCCCCGAACAAAATTTGAGGAGGTGAGCCTCATGCCGCCAAAAGCAAAGCGAATTGAAAACATGACGAAAAACATGACTCTTGCCGAGGCGCAGGCGCGCATTGAGGCTGAGGCCGCGACCATTCCCCAGCGCGAGACGCTGAACATCGAGCCTCCCCCGTACGTTGCGAAGGGCGACCGTGTCGCGCTGCGTTACTGGACACAGGTTCTCGACCGGCTTTCCTCCGCAAACGTAGATCTCCTGGATGATCTTGACAGCGAGGTGCTCGGGCTCTACTGCTCCATGCTTTCACGCCGAGACCTTACCTGCAAGATGCGCAAGAAGCTTGAACGTCAGGCGAGGTCGAAGGACGTTGATGCGAAAACCCTGCTCGGATTGATTGAGCAGATACAAGCGCTTGACAGCCAGCTCCGCAGTCAGGAACGGCTGATACTCCAGTACGCCGACCGGCTTGGACTGACCCCCGCGAGCCGCGCCGGGCTTGCCAAGAAGAAGGCCGCCGAGGCGGCTGACGATCCCGACGCGGATCTCTTCGGTTAATGCCGGCACGGAAGCAGAGCGGGCTGCACCATCCCGCAGCGGTCTACGCAAAGCAGGTGACACAGGGCAAGCTCCGTGCCATGTGCTGCCCGGCAGAAATACAGGCGTGCGAGCGCTTTCTCCGTGACCTTAAGCGGCAGGACACCCCCGATTTCCCCTACATCTTTGACACGACCCGCGCCGACCGGATCATCCGCTGGTTCGGTCAATGCCGGCAAGTACGCGGCGTTGAAAGCGGGCAGCCGATAGAGCTTCAGCCATGGCAGGTGTTTGACCTCAGCAACATATATGGCTGGGTCAGCGTTGACGACGGCGCGCGCCGATTCTCCCGCACCTACAACAAGCGTGCCCGCGGCAATTTCAAAAGCACAGAAAAGTCCGGACAATGCCTGTACCACATGTGCGCTGACGCCATGTATCCGCCCTATCATCCAGAGCTTGCCCGCTTTGAAATGATGCCAGAGGTGGAGTGCGCAGCGGTTGACCGGACACAGGCAAGGCGCGTCTTTGATGACGCGAAAACAATAGCCAGAGCGTCCCCCGCCATCGCGCAGCGGCTTAACATCCCAAAGGCGAACCCCGTGACGCATAAGACACGCGGCGGCAGGATGCGCGCGCTGTCCAAGGACACCAAGAACAAGGACTCCGGCGCGCCGACATACTTCGTCGTCGATGAATACCACGCGCACCCCACGTCTGACATCTACGACGTCGGCCTCAACTCGTTCGGCAAACGCCCTCAGGCGCTGCTGGACGCCATAACCACGGCTGGCGACGACGCCCAGAGTAAGCCGTGCTACCGCGAGGAAGAATACGCCCGACTTGTGGTAAGCGGCGAGGTCGTCGACGAGACGTACTTCGTAATGATCCGCGAGCTGCCGGAGGGTGCAGACCCGCACGACAAAAGTCTCTGGGGCATGCCTAACCCCTGTCTGCGCTACCCCAATGAATACAGCAAATACCTCCTGAAGGAGATTGAAAGCGAATATAACGCGGCGTATGGATCGAAAGACCCGGATAAAATACGGCAGTTTCTGACGCGCCGTATGTGCCGCTGGCAGACCGGCAGCGTTAACCGCTATCTGAACGAAGAGCAGATGCAGCTTGCCCGTGCGGCGCAGGTCTCCGCCGAGGAGTTTGCGGCACTGACGGACGGACGCGAAGGCTACGGCGGGTTTGACCTCGGCAAGCGCATCGACCTCACCGGAGCTTCTGCGGTGTTTCTCCTGGACGATGGCCGCATTGCCATTAAAGGCGAAGGCTTCATGCCCGAGAATCAGGCAGCTCGCCACACGAGAAGCGACCGCGTGCCTTATGAGGCATGGGCAAAGGCCGGACACTGCACCCTCACTCCTGGCGATGTGACAGACAACAGCTATGTTGAAAACTGGTTCAGTGAGAACGAACGCGAGCACGGCTGGAAAATACAGCACATCGGTTATGACGGCCACAACGCGACCGACCTCGCGATCAAGATGTGCACGGACCGAAACAACGAGGATTTTACCGTCGAGATCAGGCAGACCTGCTCCGGTCAAAACCTCGCGGTAAAAGAATTTCGAACGATGCTGCTGCAAGGCCGAATCGTGATCGAAGAAAACCCGCTGTTTATGTGGTGCCTTGCAAACGCAAACGAAATACGCGATAACTACGGCGATATCAAGCTATCGAAACGCCATAAAGACGACACCGAGCGCATTGACCCCGTGGCGGCAACAATGAACGCACTGGGGCTTGCACTGATTCGGCGTGACAGCCCGACTCTCGCCGACCGAATAGATGAAAAGTGGACAATGTGATGTGTGCCCGAATCGGGCACAGGAGGCAAACATGATAACCATACTTGTGATCCTCGGCGCCGCGGCAATAACTGCCGGGGTCGCGCTGCTGAGTATGCCGGCAGCGTTTATCGTTGGCGGGCTTCTTCTCTTAGGCGCGGCCGCGCTGATATCAAAGGGAGGTGATGGCGACACATGAGCAATCCCCTTGAGCGCGGAATACGCGCAGTGCTGGGCGGCGCACCGCCCCACATCCGCAACGACACTACCGTGGCCACACTTGCGGCAGCAGGCTACCCAATCGGCGATAACGTAACGTCGTCCGCTGCGTCGAACGCGATGAAGCTCTCCGCCGTCAATCGCTGCATTGAGGTGCTGTCGGACAGCATCGGCAAACTGCCGATATACGTGATGGACCGCGAAACTCGCGTACGCGTCGACCACCCGCTTAACGACCTGTTGACGATCCGGCCGAACGAAGCTCAGACCCCGACCGCCATGAAAAAAATGGTGGAGGTCAATGTGGACTGCGGCGGCAACGGCTACATCTGGATAGATCGAAACGGCAGCACTCTTCGCCCGCGAGAGCTTCTCCCCGTGCCGCATGAGCTCGTCACACCCTGGCTGGATACGGAAGGACACGTCTGGTACACCGTGATCCATCCTTTTACCGGCGAGCCGATGACCGTCCACCGGATGGACATGATCCACATCATGGGATACTCCCGCAACGGATGGCAGGGTATCAGCACCCTCCAGCGGGCGAGCGAGACCATAGGCGCGGCTCGGGCAGCCCAGCAGTATAACCTTAATTATTACGTCAACGGCGGTCAGCCGGCCGGCGTGCTGCAAACCTCTACCGACTTAAGCGGCGAGATCACCACGACGATCAACGGCGAGACCGTGAAGCTTTCAAAAAAAGAGCTTCTCCGCCGTGAATGGGAGAGACGCCATTCAGGCCCGTCCAACGCCGCGCGGATCGCAATTCTGGACTACGGGCTTGAATATAAGCCCATAGCCATCAGCAACCGTGACGCGCAGTTCGTCGAACAAACCGAGCTGAGTGTACAGGACATCGCGAGGTTCTTCGGAGTGCCCCTCTACAAGCTCCAGGCCGGAAAGCAGAGTTACAGCTCAAACGAGCAAAACGCCATTGAATACGTCGTCGGCACGCTGCATCCGAAGGTCACCGCCTATGAGGAGGAACTCGTATATAAGCTCCTGCCGCCGAGCGAGGCCAGGCGTTACCGTGTACGCATGAACATGATGGCGGAGCTGCGCGGCGACTATGACAGCCGCGGTACGTGGTACCGTGTGATGCGCGAGATCGGCGCATACAGCGTAAACGACATCCGCGCGCTGGAGGACCTCTCTGACGTAGAGGGCGGCGACGACCGCTATGCATCGCTTAACTATGTACCGCTTGCCGCATGGGAGCGGCTGAGCGAAAACCGAAACCAAGGAGGCGATAACAATAATACTGACACTCAACGGGACAGTGGTCGCGGACGATGATCTGTGGGTCTATGACTGGTTCGGTATCAGTGCATTTTCCCCGCATGTCGTGCGCGAGGCCATAAGGGACAACGTCGACGATGAACTCGTCGTTGAGGTCAACAGCGGCGGCGGCAGCGTGTTTGCGGGCTTTGAAATCTTCAGCCTGCTGCGCGGTACGGAGTGCCGCACCGTGGCCGTCGTGCAGTCGCTCGCGGCGAGCGCGGCAAGCACGATAATTTCGGGGTGTAACACGGTGCAGGTTTCCCCTGTGGCGCAGATCATGCTGCACCTGCCCGCCATCGTGACCGAAGGCAACCGCGAGGACCACCGCGACAGCATTAAGCTGCTGGACAGTATCACGGAGTCCATCCTCAACGGCTATGAGAGCAAATGCCGCGGGAAAGCGACGCGTGACAAGCTCGCGCAGCTGATGCGCGCAGAAACCTGGATACCGGCGCAGGACGCCGTCGAAATGGGGCTTGCAGACGAAATCCTGTACCAGGACGACACAACCGGCATAATCCCCGGCAACATCGTTAACGCCGTCGGAAGCAGCATCCGCGGGCTTGTTAACGGAGCAACTCAGCCCAGCGCAGCAGAGCTGCGCGCCCGGTATGCCGACCTCGTTGCAAAAGGAGCGACCCCGGCAGCCGGCCACCCCGCACCCGCACCGATCCAATCCATGTCATGGCAGGCAAGAGCCCGCCTTGAAATTGAAAAGAACAGATATTAAGGAGTGTGAACAATGAATCTTAAGCAGAAACTTATTGATCTCGCGGCAACCAGGGCCGCCGCCCTCGACCGTGCGTCTGCTGCCTATCAGGCAAACGACGAGGCAGCCTATTCCTCCGCAATGGATGAGGTCACGAACATCAACACTGAGGTTGAGCGCGTCCAGAACCTCCTCCGTGAGCAGGAGCGCCGTGTTATTGAGAACGCGCCGACCGGCGCAGAAGCACGCGACATCGCCGAGGAGCGCGCCAACGCGCTGCGCAACCACGAGACCGTGCATTTCTCGACAGTGGAAGTGCTCCGCGGGCTCCGCAATGCGACCACCCTCGCCACCGGCACGATCGTCGAACCGTCCGGTGCAGGCTCCGAAATCCGCGACCTCATCGGCAACAACCCCAGCTCTATCGTCAATCAGGTCTATGTACAGAATCTGGCCGGCACTGGCGGCTTCAGCGAGCCTTATGTCATCAGCGAGCTCGACGCAAAAACCGGCAAGGTCACGACCAATGCCGGCAAGGCGCGCACGGCCTCCACAGACCCGACCTTCGGCGTTGCGAAGATCAATCCGTATGAAATGAATGTGACGACCTATGTTGACCGAAACATAAGCCGTCTCAGCCCGGCGAACTACTACGCCAAGATCTACAGCATGGCAATGAACGCGATGTACCGCAAGCTTGCCGAGCTCATCGTCAACGGCGACGGTCAGTCGACGCCGGATATGTTCGGCATTAAGACCGCGAAGAACGCGGCCGGTGAGGCGATCTATGCGACCGAGAATGTCAGCGCCATCGACGAGAACCTTCTCGATACGCTGTACTATGCATACGGCAGCGACAGTGAGATCGGCTCGGGCGCTTGCCTGTATCTCGCCAAGGCCGATCTGAAGGCCATAGGCAAGATACGCAACAGCAACAAGGAGCGCGTGTTCAGGGTTATTCCGGATGCGGCCAATCCCAACATCGGGCGCATCGAAGACGGCGGAACCAGCGTCCCCTACTGCATCGTTTCCGCCCTGACTCCCCTCTCCGGTTCGACCGCATCTTCCTCCGCCGCTATTCAGACCATGCTCTACGGCGACCCCATGAACTACGAGCTTGGCCTGTTCGGCGACTACTCCATACGCGTTGACGAGAGCATTAAGGGCGTTGAGCGTATGCTGACGATCCTCGGTGATGCAATGGTCGGCGGCAACATCATCCGTCACAAGGGCTTCGTTGTTGCGACCCTGCCCAAGACCACCGGCGGCGGTTGATAATGACGACCATCTGCCCGGAAAGCCTCGCTGCCTGCAAGGCGTATATGCGCGTTGACGGCAGCGAGGAGGACACTCTCATTTCCTCGCTGCTCGCAGGCGCGTTTGAGTATCTGACAGGCGCCGGTATCTTTCGCACAGCGGACAACTCCGCGCGATATGACATCGCAGCATACAGCCTGACGCTGTACTACTACGACCACCGCGACGCTGTCAGCACCGAGGCAGAAATGCCGCGCGGCCTGCGCCCAGTTATAAACCAGCTCAAACTCGACGCTACTGCGCAGGCCGTGGCGGACAGCTATGAGGAGGGCTCAGATGGAAGAGCTTAATGTCGATGCAGGCGCGCTCGACAAGCGCATTGAGATCGTCGAGCGCGTCAAGACCTACGACGCGGCGCGATATGAAACCATCAAAGATAAGCTTATCCGCCGGTGCTGGGCGCAGTTTACTCGTCAGAGCGGGACGGAGAGCCTGCGGCAAGGGGCAGACCTGGGGACCATTAAGGTCCGCTTCCTTATCCGCACATCTCCGGTGAAAATCAGCCGACTGTACCACGTGAAGTACAACGGCGAATACTACGCCATCACCTACGTCAATCACTACGGCGACCGCGGAGGGTTCACGGAGATCCTCGCAGAACTGAAGGAGCTTGGAGGTGCGGAATGAGCCTTAACGAGATGCTTGTGGCGGCGGTTGAGCCGATCGTGCCGACCGTCCGCCCCGACAGGTACCAGCCTGCCCCCGGCGAAGAGCCGAACGAATACTGCACCTATAACCGCACGGAGTTCCCCCGGCTGCATGCCGGCGGCGCGCCCCGGCGCATGGTCTACCTCTACCAGCTGCATTATTACCTGCCGCTCGGGGGCAACCCCGAAGCGACGCTGAAGGCCATAAGCAAAGCGATATCCTCCGCAGGTTTCACATACCCCGACACGGTTCCCGCGAGCGATGCGGACGGGCAGCACTGGGTATTCGAGTTTGAGGGCAAGGAGGCGCTGGGGGATGGCTAAGTTCTCCTCCGACGTCGGTCAGCTCATGCTGGACATGCAGCAGATCGCAGAGATCCCGGAGGACGTGATCGACGAGATGCTTCAGGCCGGCAGCAAGGTCGGCGTTGAAGCGATGCGCCGGTCGCTGCGCCGGATGGGGCTCGTCAAAACCGGACAGCTTGCGGACAGCCTTGTCGCCGTGCGCAAGACAGGGAAGGACGGGCGAATCTACTATCTGGCCTACCCTAAGGGGAGGCGCAAGGCTGAGCCGCACGTGCTTTCGGTCTCGAATGTCAGCCGGGTAAATCCGCTGCACAGCCATGCCAAGCCTCCGACCAATAACGAGGTTGGTTTCGTCCTCGAATTCGGCGCGCCGAAGCGCGGCATACAGCCGCGGCAGTGGATGCGCATGGCTAACGAAGAAAGCGCGGACGACGTAGTCGCCGCGGAGTTCAAAGTTTATGACAAATGGCTCAAATCCAAAGGATTTTAGAAAGGACTGACATATGGCTAACGAAAAACATTATGTACCGTATGGCCTGAGGGACATCTGGTTCGGCGAGTATTCTTACTCTGACGGTGCGATATCCTACGCCAACCAGCAGGTTCTCGGCCGCGGCATCACGGCGACTTTCGACCTCAAGTTTGCCGAAGGCCGTCTCTACTCCTCCGGCGCTCTGAGCCGGTACAAGAAGAAGCTCACCGGCGGCTCGATCTCGCTCAACGTCGAGGATCTCCCGCAGAGCATACAGAAATCCATTTTCGCCGCGACCGAGTACAGCCGCAATGTCGGCACAGGCAGCGGCACCGCTGTCAAGAGCATCGGCTACAACCGCAACAGCGGCGGCCGCTACGTGGGCGTTGCAACCTACGTCCCGGCAGACGAGGCATCCGGTGACGGCTACATCGGCGTGTTCGTGCACAAGGCGATGTTTGGCCCGCCGAGCATGTCCTATCAGACCGAAAACGACAGCATCCAGTGGACGACCCCGACCACGACGGGTGAGTTCGTCGACCCGGACGGCACTCAGAGCGACGGCTCCCCGTGGTCTCAGATCGAAATCGCGGAGTTTGCCACCGAGGCCGAGGCGCTGGCGTGGTGCAAGGCCTGTCTGGGGGTGACCGAATGAGCGACATCCGCAGCGCGGTCATGCCCAAGACAATCGACGGCAAGGTCTACCCCCTGACCGTCAACTACAACGTCATCGCCGATATACAGGCGGAGCTCGGCGACCTCCGGAAGCTGCTCAAGCCCTCGAATTACCTCAAGGTCGCTTCTGTCGCGCTGGCGGCAATGCTCAACGAGGCCGCTTATCAGATGAAGCGTCCGGAGCGCTTCGACTCCCGCAGCGTCGCGCAGTATTTCCCGCCTATCACGGACATGGCAGCGGCGACCACCGAGGCCGTCGAGATAGTCAAGTTCGTGCTGGCTGCGATGATCGACCCGGAAGAGGCCGAGGACGCGCCCGAAGGGAGCGCCGAAAAAAACTGAGCTCCGGCGCACTGCCGGAGCTGAAAATTGATTTTGCGCAGGCGCTCGCGGTCTGGCTGATGCGGTTCAACGGCACGGAGGAGAGCTTCTGGCACGGGCTCTGCCCGCGCCGCCTGAACGCTCTGTGCAAGGTGCTGCTGCCGCAGCAGCGCCCCCAGCCGCTCCAGAACCGCGATAAACCGTCAGCGCGCGAGTTCTTCCTCGGAGGTGATTAAGCGGTGTCACGCAAAGTAAATACCGAGTTCACGGTCACCGGTGAAAAAGAGCTCAGACGGGCAATAACCGAGATCAACAACGGCGCAAAGGTGCTCAAGTCCGAGATGAATAAGCTCACTGCCGAATATGACGGCAACACCGACAGCGCCGAATTTTTAGCCCAGAAATATGACATTCTCGTACGTCAGATGCTGACGCAACAGGACAAGGTCAAGGTTCTCAAGCAGGCCGTCGCAGGCGCCGCCGAGGCTTACGGCGAAGCTGACTCCCGGACGCAGAACTGGATAATCGAGCTCAATAACGCCGAGGCCGCTCTCGCCAACATATCCGGCGAGCTGGAGCGGACGGATACGGCCATTGAGGACATGAATAAGGCTTTCGACGGTGTGTCTGGTTCGACCGGTACAGCAACCAAGGACATGAAGTCTCTCGGCGACGTGCTCGATACCGTCGCTGACAAACTCGGCATTAAGCTGCCGGACGGTATCTCTAAGTTTACCGGCGGGCTCGGCAAAATCCCGGCTTCCACTGCCGCAGCTGTCACCGGCATCGCCGCAGTTGTAGCGATTGTCATTAAGCTTGAGAAGAAGCTTATAGACGTCACCAAGGAGACCGCAGCAGCTGCTAAGAAGCTTGAGGCGCTGTCCTTGCAGACCGGCGTCAGCACGACGGACTTGCAGGCTTTCCAATATGCCGAGGATTTCATCGGCGTCAGCTCCGACCAGCTCGCTGATTCCCTTAAGGACTTAACCACAAAGATGTCCGACGCGGCGAACGGTAACGAGGAGACCGCCGCGAAGTTCGACCAGCTCGGCGTGTCCATCTACGATGCACAGGGCAACCTCCGCAGCGCCTATGACGTATTTCTCGATGTGATAGACGGGCTCGGCGAGATGGGCAACCAGGCAGAGCGCGACGCGCTGGCCATGGGGCTTATAAATGAGAGCGCACAGAAGCTGAATCCGCTGATCGAACAGGGTTCCGCTTCGCTGAAAAAGTACGCAAACGAGGCCGAAAATGTCGGCTACATCCTGAGCAATGACCAGCTGAAGGCACTGACCGCCGTCGACGAAGCACAGAACCGGCTGCTGAAATCCCAAGAGGCTGTCAGCAAGCAGATAAGCGCTGAGTACGCGCCTTATATGTCCGACGCGCTCAACCAAACGCGCGAGCTTATAGAGAAGGTCGGCAAGGCGCTTGTCGACTCCGGTGCAGTAGTCGCTTTCAGTTCGATACTGGACAGTGTCGTCTCGCTGCTTGAGCCGCTGGGCGATCTTACCGCTGATATCCTCCCCCCGTTGGGGACTCTCCTGAAAGGCGTCGCCGGGACTATCGCGTGGATCGCAGACACGATCAACCTGATCGTCGGCCTGCTGACACTCAACGGCGACCGGATCAGCACCGCGCTTGGGTTCAACCCGAACAAGGCGTCGAACATTCAAAAAACGCTATACGGTGCGGACTATAAGACCGAGAGCTACTACGACTCGACCGGCAACTACTACGACCCTACGACCGGCCAGTTTTCAGGCAACTACTTTCACAACGCCGGGGGAAACGACAACTTCCCCGGAGGGCGCACGAGGGTCGGCGAGAACGGCCCGGAGACCGTTTACCTGCCGCAGGGCACGGTCATCGCCAACGCGCAGGAAACGCGCGCCGACGGCGGCTACGACGCGCCTGTCAACGTCTACATTGAGGCGCGGACGATTCAGGAGTTCAACGACATTATCGAGATAGTGCGTGACGCTCAGCGCGTCCGCCGGATGAAGGGAGCGCCGAGATGAGCACGACATTGACACTGACTTCGAACAAATCGGCGGCAATATCCCGGAGATCCGATGTAGCAACAGATTTCAACGACCACACCTCAGCAACGGTCGACCTGATTTGGGGTTATAGCCGGTACGACACAATTTATTTGCTTGCCGGGTTCCCGGCCGTCGCAGCGTCTTACGATTACAAGCCCGTCCTCCGCGCGGTCGTCAAAGCTTATCTGATCAGCGACCCCGACTATCCGGAAGCCTCAACAGAAAGGGTAATGATCGAGGACCTCATAGAAGATTGGGCTGAAGCAAGCGTTACCTCTCGGGAAGTGACCTTCATCGGCGTTTCCGAGTTCATCAGCGTGCCGTACGGTGCGACGGGAGTATACCAATTTCCCGCGTTTTCAGGACACTCCGCACGGAACGTGCTGCTGCATGGCTGCGCGATACACTCGTACGCATCCCCGAGGGATCACCTGTCGGTCGGCACCTCCCGCCACTCTTCCCCGCCGCAGCTTCTCGTCACATTTGATGACAGCAATGTCCAGCCGAAGTTGGACACGCCAGCCCCGACAAGCGGAGTGCGGCTCAACAAGGCCGCGGCAATCGAGTTTTCAACAAGATTTGGGCAATCAAGCTACTACACGATCAAGTGGCTGACTCCAGTCAGCGGCACATTTAAGTACCGGCTTAAAGGCGCATCGTCCACAACAACGGTTGCCGCGACAATACGCTCGTCCATGCTCTCGTATACCGCCCCGTCTAACACCTTCACCGCCGGGGAGTATGAATACTGCTTCACGGTCACGGACAATCTCGGCCAGACGGCCTCCACCGCATGGTCGTCATTCGACACCCGCGACACTGTTCCGACGGCGACGGCGGACGCGCCGTCTGGAAATCTCTGTGACGGAGCCCAGCCGATAAGCTTCCGCTGGACGCACATCAACGAAAGCGGCAGCGCGCAGAGTATGGCAGTTTTGCAGAAAAGCACTGACGGCTCGACATGGTCAGAACTTGCCAGAATAAACAACTCCGCTAATGAATATATCGCCCCGGCTGGGACGTTCACATCGGGAACATGGTTTTGGCGAGTCCAAACCTATAATCTCGACGGCGTCCCCGGCGTATTCAGCGATGCTGCCTCATTTGTCGCAGTCGCTGCGCCGAGCACACCCAAGGTCATTGTCCAGGCGGCCCCGCGGCCGCTCATAACATGGCAGACTAACGAGCAGAGCGCTTTTCAGATTCAGCTCGACACTGGAATCGACACTACGGACTACGGCTCCGGGAAAAGCTGGCGCAGCCCGGTCTATCTCAATGACGGGATGCACGTCGTGCGTGTTCGAGTTCAGAACAGCTACGGGATCTGGAGCGAATGGGGCAGCGCGACCTTTACCGTAAGTCACACCGCGGGCGGGGCTATCGCGCTCACGGTCGACGCGGATCACCGCGCGGAGCTGTCATGGAGCTACGCCGGGAGCTGGACTGAGTTCGTGGTCTATCGCAACGGCGTCGCGATAGCTAAGACAACGGACTACAGCTATACGGACGACTACTCCGTCGGCACCGTGCGCTATCAGGTGCGCGCCTGCGCCTCGGACGGGACTTATAACTACGCTCTCTCGAATGAAGTCACAGTGTCTGTCATGCCGGAAACCGTCATGCTGTCCGCTCTGGGCTCCGGGAAATGGCTGTTTTTAAGGCTCTCCACGGCACAGCACAGGACGAACACCGTCAAGGCATCGCGCACGTTCAGCCTAACGCATCTATCAGGGCGAAAATTTCCGGAGGCTGAGCTGGCAGAGTTCTGCGACCGGTCGATATCCGTCAGCTACGCAACCGACGATGAGAGCGAAAAGGCCGCGCTGGAGGCGTTGATGGGTTCCCCGGTCTGTCTCAAGACGCCGGGCGGCAAGATGGTTATCGGCATCCTCGACACGCTCAGTGAGACGGAGAGCATGTTCTACAGCTCTTACAACTTCGCAGTGAGCCAGATGCACTATCCGGAGGAGGTCGATCTTGATGCGTGAGGCGCGATACAAGCTCAACGCCCTGCGCGGCGGTGCCTTCTTCAAGGAGCTGCGCTTCTCTCCGGACAATGCGCCGAACATCAAGTTTTCGGGCCTTGCCGAAATAAAGCGCAGCTTCTCCGGAGAAGTCGTCCCCGACGCAGACTTTGACCTGCTGAGGGATGAGCTTCAGCCGATGATCTTCAGCGACGGAGTTTGGAGCAGCCTCGGCATCTTCCGACCGACGACGCCGAAGCTCTCCGGCAGCGCAACCGGCGAGCGGCTGAGAATCGACGCATACGACCGCAGCTGGTTGCTGAAAACAAGCCGCATAGAGGCCCGGCTGCACCTCGCGGCAGGGCTCAACTACATAACCGCCGTCGAGCAGCAGCTCACGGCGAGCGGCATCGGGCTTGTTATAAAGACCCCGACAACCTCGACGCTGTCATGTGACCGCGAGGACTGGGAGCCGGGGACGAGCCGTCTGACGATCGTCAACACGCTGCTGCAAGAAATCGGATACCGGGACATCTGGTTCGACGGGGACGGCATGGCGCATCTTGAGCCTTACGCCGCGCCTACCGCGGCGCGAATCTCCCAGCGTTACAGCTCGCGCGACGTACTCAGGGCACCAATAGCCCCGGACTATCAGTCGGAAAGCGACATCTTCAGCGCGCCGAACGTGTTTATTGTCGTCTGCGCGAACGCCGACAACGCCGAGACGCTTGTCGCCACCGCTGTTAATGACTCCCCGCTATCCTCGAAGAGCACGTTCAGGCGCGGGATGCGGATCTGCCAGCAGGTCAAGGTCAACCAGATCGCAGATCAGGCCGCGCTGCAAGCCTACGCCGACAGGCTGGTATCCGAGTCGCAGCTCAGCACGCAGACGATCACCTTTTCAACGCTCCCTGAGCCGGGGCACGGCGCGGGCAACGTAATCGCCATTGACCACCCCACGATCGGCGGGGTGTACGAAGAAACCGCCTGGAGCCTCACGATGCGCTCCGGCGACTTAATGAGCCATTCCGCAAAAAGGACGGTGCTATAAATGGACGAAATTTTAGCCGCTGCCGCTCCGGAGGAGCAGGCAGAACAGGAGGAGATACTCATCGCCACGGTTGGCGCGGTGACGGAAACGGGCGTCACGCTGATCTTTGCGGGCGAGGAATCCGCCTCCGAGAAAACATACCAGGGGAACGTCAGCGCAGCCCTGAAGGCGGGCGACCGCGTAAAGATCACCAAGGACAGCGGGACGTATCTCATCGACTACACTGTCGGCGTCCCCGGCTCCGCCATCAAGGAGGACACCCCCGAGCTCCCGGCGGGCGGAAAAAAGGGGCAGGTTCTCGTCAAGAAAAGCTCCGCTGACGGTGATGTCGAGTGGGTCACCATTTCGCAGGCCGGCGGTCTGCCCACAGGCGGCACAGACGGGCAGTTCCTCGCTAAGAACGGAAAGGCGGACTACTCCAGCCAGTGGGTGGACAACCCCATACCGACCGGCGGTTCCGACGGGCAGGTGCTGATGAAGGATGGGACAACCGCCCGCAAGCTGAAATTCGGTGACCCATCCGCCGGGCAGCTTGTCAACGGCGCCCACAAAGTGACCCTGAGCACGGCCGGCGTCCTCGCCGGCGGCTCCAGCAAGGATATCTCCCTCGGCAGTTTGAGCTATCCGTTCAAGGATGTCTATGCTGACGGGACTATTGCCCTTGCTCAGGGTTACAGCGGCAGCGTGATGAAGCTCGGCGGCAGCAACGCGACAATAGGCTTTTTCGGCGCGACGCCCGTGCGCCGCCCGACGGTATCCGCGTCGGCGACGCTCACGCAGGTCATCACGGCGTTGAAAAGTCTGGGGCTGTTCCAGTAAGGAGGTACACCATGCTGACTATCCTTCAGGGGGACGCGCTGCGCGTCCCGATATCCATCAAACTCAACGGCATAGAAGTGACCACCTCCGATATAGAGGCGGTCAAGGTCACGATGGGCGGCGTCGAGAAGCGCTACCCCGGCGAGATCACATACGACTCCGGCCGTTTTTTCTTCCCACTGACGCAGGAGGAGACGCTGGCCATGACGCCGGGCGTCAACGAGGCAATCATCCGCCCGAAGTTCTCCGACGAAAGCCTCCGCGGGGCGAGGATAAAGACCGCCTTCAGCGTGATCGCCTCCCCCGACAAGGAGGTGCTGTGATGGGCGGCTGCGGGCTGACCGTCGAGCTGATAGACGAGGTTCTGACCGTTGAGCTCGGCCCCGCCATCGTCGGCAGCGGCGGGGGCATCTATGATTATTATGACGGCGCCTATGAAGTCGAGCCGCTTCGGACGGCGCAAGTGCTGGAGACCGAGGGGCTCGTCATGCGTAAGGACGTGAACGTCCGGGGTGTCACCTTTCAGCGGACCATCAACGCCGCCGGAGGAAAGACCTGCAACATAGGAGGTGCAGATAACTAATGGGAAACAGTAAGATCATTTTTTACGGCGAGACCCTGATGGATCTCACCGGCGATACCGTCACCAAGGAGAAGCTGCTCAAGGGCATCACCGCGCACGACAAGGCCGGTGACCCTATCACCGGTACGTGTGAGTTTGACAGCGACACAAGCGACGCGACCGCGAACGTTGACGACCTCCTCGCCGGGGAGACCGCATACGCGCGCGGCGCGAAACTTACCGGCACCATGCCAAACCGCGGCGCTGCGGCCGGGGAGATCGCCTCCAAGGATGAAGAGTACACCATTGAGCTCGGCTACCACGACGGCAGCGGCAAGGTCGGCATAGCCGCCGCGGAGAAGCTGAAGCTTATCGCAGGAAACATCAAAAAAGACGTGACCATACTCGGCGTCAAGGGTACTTATGGCGGCGAGAGCGTCACCGCGCAGAGCAAGAACGCGACCCCGGCCAAGACGGCGCAGACGATCGTCCCCGACGAGGGGTATGATTATCTCTCAGAGGTCGTGATCGCGGCAGTGCCGTATACCAGCGCCGCAAACGCTGCCGGAGGTATGACCGTCACGATCGGAGCCTGAGCATGGGAAACAGTAAGATCGTCTACTATGGCGAGACGCTGATCGACCTCACCGGCGACACGGTCGAGGCCGCGAAGCTCCTCATGGGCGTCACGGCACACGACAAGAAGGGCGAGAAGATCACCGGCACGTTTGAGGCGGCCGACCCCTACGCAATTATCGGCGTGACATACCCCTCGGAAAGCATCTGCACCTGCACGAACGGCACACTGACGCTGACGGCGAAAGGCACGGGCGGCAAGGCGATGTTCGTTATCCCCTCCGCAGGGACGTGGACGGTCAAGGCGGTCAAAGGCAGCCAGAGTAAAAGCGTGGCCGTAAAGATAACGACCGAGGGACAGGTCGAGACTGTGGCTCTCTCCTATGAGTACGTTGTTTTCGCGGACGGACAGATAAACAGTGATATGGGGGCGCTGAAGCTCTTGTATGATAAAACCGGGGGCTCCACATGGGAAATCGTTGGCGGGAATTTAACGCTTATTTCCGCTGATGGCAGTGGCCAAAGAGGCGTTGCTTACGGTGGTTTTTCAAATCCCGTCGCGGTGAACGCAGAGCGGCGATACCTGTGCTTTACCGTTGTTCAGGGCAGCGGTAATAATTCTCAAGTTGGCGCAAGCGTTAATAATGGCGAGGGCTTTTCCGCATATTCAAGCACTGGCGACGTCTCCTCCGCCAGCCCGAAAACTGTCTGCATAGATCTCGCAGCTTATTATGGGAATTGCTATGTTAAACTCTATTCGTGGGGTGGCACGGCCATAAAAGTCTCGCGGATTTGGTTGCAAAGTGAGGAATTAACATGAGAATATACGTCGATATTGATAATGATTTCAAATGCTACACGTCGAATGCCAGCACAATGAGAGAAATCGATCTCGAATTTTTCGACGGGAAATGCAAAGCTTTTATCGAAGGTTTCTGCTGCATACCCTCCACCGACGCAGCCGGCAACGAGATCTGTACGGTATTCGCAAGGCGCGAGTATGCGCTGCTGGAGGAATTCCAGCGGCAGTATGAAGAAATGCTTGCCCAGCAGGAGGATATGAAGGCTGCGCTGGATCTGCTCGGCGTGACTAATGAGGAGGAGACGGCATGAGCTATCTTTCAAGCGCACAGAAGCTCCGCGCGGCGATGGACACCGCGGGGAATGCCCTCTCGGACGCGCAGGCGCGCACCTGCAAGCTTATCTATCAGCAGTGGTCTAATCTCATAGGCACGACCGCAACGCCGGGACAGCGCTTCCTGCACGGCGATACGCTATACAGAGTTCGCACCGACGCGTCGGAGCACACCTTCAGCGCCGAGTGGATGCCGGGCGTGCCGACCGCTGCGCTCTACGAAGTTATAGACGAAGAGCACAGCGGCACGATTGACGATCCTATCCCGTTCACTCAGCCGATGGAAATTTACAATGGCAGGTATTACAGTCAGAATGGCAAGGTCTATCTCTGCACACGCGACAGCGGTAAGCCGCTCGCGTTCGACCTCGCCGATCTGGTGGGACTCTATGTAACGGAGGTATCCGAATGAGCGTTATCGAAACCGCCGTGGCCCGCGCGCTTGAGATAGCGGCGGACGACAGCCACGGCTACGACCAGGCCAACCGCTGGGGGCCTAACTACGATTGCAGCAGCCTTGTAATAGACAGCTTCAAGAGAGCGGGACTGCCCCTCAGCTGCACGTATACCGGCAACATGCGCGGGGACATGATGCGCTACGGCTTTGAGGACGTGACGGGCAGCGTCGACCTCGCGACCGGCGCGGGGCTTGAGCGCGGGGACGTGCTGTTAAATCACGTTCATCACACCGCCCTGTATATCGGCGGCGGTCAGCTCGTGCAGGCGAGCATCAACGAGTACGGCACTACGACCGGAGGGCAGACCGGCGACCAGACCGGGCGCGAAATATACACGCGAGGGTACTATAACTACCCTTGGGACTGCGTGCTCAGATACTCAGGGGGAGACAGCGCGGACGATCCGGAGAGCACGCCGGCCGCCGCGTACTGGCCGTACTGGCCGCCCCGGCTGCTCCAGTACACGCCGGGGCTCCGGCTCATGGTCGGCCCGGACGTGCGCGCGGTGCAGGCGCTGCTCCTCTGCCGCGGTTATAACCTGGACGTCGACGGCGAGTACGGCCCCGCGACTGCTGCGGCGGTCAGGCGCTTCCAGACGGCCTCCGGGCTTGACACGGACAGCGAGTGCGGCCCCAGAACATGGGCGGCGCTGCTGGCACTTCCGGGAGGTGATGCGGCATGAGATAGGATTACCGGGCAGTTCAACCACAAAACGGAGGACATCTACAATGTCAGAAGCAATAGTTTGCGCCATCATCGCCGGGATCGTTTCAGTCCTCGGCACCTGGCTCGCGAATCGCAGGAGTCAGGCCGTCTTTCAGGCGGTCATTGAAACAAAATTCGAAGAACTCAGCAAGCACGTTGAGAAGCATAATCAGGTCATCGACAGAACCTATGCGCTAGAGACTCAGGCTGCCCTCATGGACGAGCAGATCCGGGTCGCCAACCACCGCATAGCTGATCTGGAAGCTTTTCACAAACCGTAAATGTGCCCTATTCGGGCACAAATCGAAAGGAGTCAGAACATGGAAATAGTAGGCATAGCGAGCGTTGCGGCGATCACCGTCATCGCATATCTTATCGGCGAGGTAGTCAAGGCGACCGGCCTTGACAACAAATGGATCCCCGTTATATGCGGGGTCTGCGGCGGCGCTCTGGGCGTCGTGGGCATGATGATTATGCCGGAGTTTCCGGCGACGGACTACATATCCGCCGTCGCCGTCGGCATCGTGTCCGGCCTCGCAGCTACCGGCGCTAATCAGATCGTCAAGCAGCTGGGCAAGTCCGAATAACTATTAACAGGGCCTGACGCAAGCCGCGTCAGACCGCACAGGAGGAGCGTTGCCGAGCTCCGGGCTTGCCGACCGGTATGATATGACGATATCGGCAGAGCTGCGTGAGCAGCTTATCACGCCCGGCAGGAGGGCGTCCTTACAGTTCCCGCGAGAGCTGCGCGAGCAGCTGGAACGGGACTGCGGGTTTACCGACGAAGAGGTCGAGATCCTCCGGCTCCGCGGCCGGGGATGGAGCTACAAGCAGATAGCAGACGAGTGTCACGTCTGTGAAGAGACCGTCCGGAACCGCATCCGGAGGATCAAAAACAAAATAGCCACATTGATATGACAAGGGCAGCGCGGTCGGCGCTGCCCTTGTTTTGCCGCTTCCCTGCCGTTTACGTGCCGGTTTGGAAGGCGGTTTTAGATTAGAATATAAGCAGAAAGCCCGGAGCGCTACGGGCTGAAAAAAACATGACAGGAGGAAAAAGCATGGAATATGCAAGCAAAGCCACAGCTGACGCCGGCCTGACCACCGGCATCATCGGCACCGCGCTCGGCGCTCTAAACTCCGGCATCTTCAATGGCGGACTCGGCAATCTCTTCGGCGGCAACGCCTCCGCGGCTGATCTCTCCGGCATGGCAGCCGGTGCTGCTCTCGCCGCTGCTTTCGGCGGCGGTCGCACTGTTCCCAGCGAGGACAAGCCCGTCAGCCGCTACGAGCTCGGTCTCGTCCAGGAGAACGCCGTCCTTAAGGCGCAGGCTGATGTCGACAAGAAGCTCGTTGATGTCTATAACAACATCAACGGCCAGGTCGGAGCGCTGAAGGATCGCTTCAACGACTTCGAGAAGCAGCAGCTCGTTTACAACGGTGTCAACAACGCCGCTGTCAGCGTGCTTCAGTCTCAGGTCGCGGCTCTCATGGGTCTGACGAAGACCGTCATTCCTAACGGAAACGTCTGCCCCGGCTGGGGTGACGTCAAGGTTCAGATCGTGACGCCCGCCGCCGGTACGACCACCTAAGCCATAGCAAACCGGGGGAGGCGTATGCCTCCCCTGCTGTGTATGAAAGGATATGAAACATGGTCAGTATAGACAGAATTCAATCCGGAATTTCCCGGTATCTTGATACAGAGATCGTTCCGAAGATGAGCGGAGTCAATAAGTGGCTGGTGTCGGCTGTTGCGTCGGCTTACGTCTCGGATGCTCCGGCACTGCTCCGGAAGCTAAACGGAAACAAAGCCATCGCCGCGCTGAATCTTATCGACGAAGCCGGTAATGTGGACGTTGAAAAGATATACCAGTCGCTGAAACCGGCAGCGGCAAAGTGCCCTGCGCCTATCACCCTGCCGGTCATAGGCACGCTGACCTTCACGGAGCAGGATGTGGACAGCCTGTATGCCTATATCATGCAGAGCTGAGAAAGGAAAGCAAAATGAACAAAGAACATATAGCCGATTATAAAGCCCGGCTTGAAAAAGAGCTGGCCGAATTCATGAAACTGCCCGTCACCGAGGGCTCCGCCGAGGCGGTCAAGAGCATGATCGAGTGCCTGGATGCGGTCGAGCATTTGGAGCACTGCGCCGGGATTGAGGATGACGCCCACACCATCGAGCGTCTGACCGACAGTGAGCTGCGCGCATGGCTCCAGCACATGGATAATGCCGACGGCTCGGCCGGCCAGCACTGGACGGAGGATCAGACCGCCAGCATCGCTGCGGCGATCGGCGTGACGTTCGACCATGTCACGGCCGAGGAGTTCTGCGCTGCGATGAACATGATGTATTCGGATTACTTCCCCGTTGGCGTCAAATACGGCGTCGACCGGCCGGAGTTTTACGCCGATCTTGCCAAGGCGTTCCTGTTCGACAAGGACGGTCCGGCACCTTCGGAGAAGCTCGCCGAGTACTATCATGAGGTCGTAAAATAGGGCAGCTTTGCCTCAAATTGCCCCGCATTTTTGTGCTTGAAAATGTGCTTGAGTGTGTCCCTGTGCTTGAAAATGTGCTTGAAATTTTGGGGCATTTTAAGCAAATCTGACGTGACTTGAGAAAAGAGAAAACCCTGTAATCTCAATGATTACAGGGCTTTTTACTGGAGCTGCTGGGCAGATTCGAACTGCCGACCTCATCCTTACCAAGGATGCGCTCTACCTACTGAGCTACAGCAGCAAAGTATATGCCCCGAGGAACGGGGCATATAGTGGCGACCGAGAAGGGACTTGAACCCTCGACCTCCGGCGTGACAGGCCGGCGTTCTAACCGACTGAACCACTCGGCCACGGCTCAGTTATAATAACAAATCACTTCCTGTTTGTCAACACTTTTTATAAAAATTTTCCCGTTTT